GCCGTGATGCCACCAGACTGCGCCAGATCGGCCATCGCCGCATCCCAGCCGGTTAGCTCGGCGCCACCGGTGCCAGCCGCCATGTCCCCCGCCGTGATGCCACCAGACTGCGCCAGATCGGCCATCGCCGCATCCCAGCCGGTTAGCTCGGCGCCACCGGTGCCAGCGCCAGCCGCTGCGCCGCCAGCGCCATTCAGCGCGCCCACGCCGTAGTACATGCCCAGGCTGCCCAGGATCAGGTTGCGCAACAGGTCGTTGGAGTCGTTGCCCGTGTCGGTGTCCTGGCCAAGGTAATTGCCGCTCGCATCCCACACGTCCGTCAGTTCTACGCCATCCGGCGCTTTACCAGCGGCTCGGTAGATGCGATCTGCGGCCCAGCCGTTCGAGCCGCCATCACCACCTGTGTACGTGCCGCGCGGGATCAGTGAAAAACCGCCACGCTCCACCCGCTGGCCGTCCCCACGGTACATCGCCAGCAGTTGCGCCAATAGGTTCTGATCGAGGTTCGTTGCCATATCAGCCGCCCCAGTTCTTCCAGAGGTTGTAACCAGTCATTGCGCCACCGATGGCCGACAGGTACGGATTGCCCTGCATGTTCTGCGAATTCGTGCCGCCCAGGCCGCCCAGTTGTGCGCCCGTGTTGCCGAACTGCTGCCAGTAATTCATTGGCGTATTTTGCGCCGTCGTGGCGTTGCCAATGGCGTTCTGATTCCAGCCCAGCAGGTTGCCAAGCAGGCTGATCTGGTCCTGCTGGCCTTGCCGTGCCCAGCCTTGATTTGCGTTGTAGACATTCAGGTCGAGCGCGTCCGACTGCAGGCCATATCCGCGGTCGGCGTTGTACTGCGTGCCATAGAGATTTGCCAACGCGTTGCCGTACCCTGTCATGGCGTCGCCGATTGCGACCCCCTCGGCGATGCCCTGGCGACTGCCGCCCAGGCCACCGGCTGCACTGGCGGCCGAGCGAATGCCCGGCAGGATGTTGCGCTGCAGATGCTGGCCGATCTGCTGGCCCATCGCATCGGCCATCCAGGCTGTCGCTGGGTTTGATCTGTAGTCGCCCTGCTGCTGCGTCTGTTGCTGTTGCGGCACCTGCTGCGTGCCGGCCTGTGACAGATACGGATTGCTCATCGGCTGCGTCGCCGATCCTGTCGGGTTCGGCCGATACGGGTTCGGCGCGGGCCGCTGCGTCTGCGTGATGGGCTGCTGCGCAACGCCCGACGATAGCGGAAGTGCCGGCATCTGCTGCTGTGCGGCTTGCTGCGGCGCCGTTTGCTGCAGGTATGGATTGGCCTGCTGCAGAGGCTGCTGCGCAGGAGGTGACGATACCTGAAACGGCTGCGTAATCTCGCTGGTCAGCGGATTGCGCCCGTTCTGCTGCACCCACCCGTCCGCCGTGCCAGGCGACCACCCCATCGCCTCGTCTAGCTGACGGCCGGTAATGCCGTAGGCGCGTGCCGCGTGATAGATGGCACCGGGATCGCCGCCGATGCCCTGCTGTGCAATGAAGTCTCGAATCTGCTGCGCGGTGTATGCCATTGCAATCACTCCCATCAAAGCGCCACCCAGGCGCTGCCTAGGTACTGATAGATGCCTGCGCCCGCGCCCGGATCCCAATTCGAGCCGTCCGCGTTCACAATCATTCCTTCGCGCGGCTTGTCTGGCGCCACCGCCTGCGGTTCGAGCACGAAGCGCGGGACGCCGCCATTCACCACGGCCGACAGCCGCTGCAGCTCGCGCTGCATCCATCGCACCGACTCGGCCAAGTCCGCGGTTTGCGGCGGGATAGACGGCTCGTAGACGTTGCGCATGTCAGTACACCCCCATCGTCACGACATCCAGTTCCATGCCGCGTATGCGCCACGGCGGGCCGCCCGTGCTACTGATGCGATATGCCAGATAACGCCCGCTGACGAGAGTGTCCACCTTCACCGATGTGCCGACAGTGAAATCCACGGCCGCCGCCCAGGTCGGCTCTACGTCCGGGGTCATCGATGCGCCGAACTGCACCTGTACGACGGTGCCGGCTGGCGCATCCATCCGCAGCCACGCGCCGCGAAGCAGCTTGACCCTATCGGGCGCACCGAGGTGCAGGCCGATGCGCTCAGCGACTGATTCGATAGCCGCGCCGAGGTCATCATCTGCCGCGCCGACCATCGAAATGGCGGGCGCCGTGGTGGCAAACACTAGATGCTGTTCGTTCGGCGCTAACTGCTTGCCGCCCCAGGTCGCGGAGTCCGTCGACCACGGTCCGTCCGCATCGGCCCAGGTATCGCCCGACTGCGGCAGCGGCGTCTGCCCTGTCGCTCCGGCCGTGACCATCGGCAGGTCTCGGAAGGTCCATGCGTCGTCTGCCCAATTCCAGACCGCGGCCCTGTTGCAGACGGGGGCCGAGCTGGTCGGATAGCAGACCCACACCTCATTTTCTGCCGGGTTGGACGCCACGAAACAACACGTCTCGGCGACGTTGTTGTCCATCTCGTTGAATATGGCCGCCCGCACGCGGCCATCAGCGATGCTGCGCGGCGCTGAGCCCTGATGCACGACCACATCGCCAGCCGTCAGCACGACATGGCCGAGCGGAGTGTCTGCTGCACAGTGCTTGGCCAGCATGCCTACGCGCCCGGGGATGAGCTGTACCGACATGACGAGCGGCCCGCCAATCTCACGCATGGAGTGCATGGAGCCCGGCGTGTAGACGATCAACTGGTCACCAAGCGGCAACGCATCCACCAGCGGCCCGGCGGCCTCCACGATGTCGACTTCGCCCGCCTCCCGCGTGGCGTCCGTTAGATCCCAGCTTGGCGGCGGCGACCCAGGGTCCGCCAGCGCGGACCACATGACGCGGAATGGATAGCGCGTGCCGCTCGTGGTGATGTCGAGCGCCACTAGGTAGCGACGGAAGCCACGCAGCGACTTACACAGCTTGGTAGCCGTCCAGTTGGCCAGGTCGACGAACTTGTTTGCTACGTTGCCATCCCACCACTGCGGCTTGTCGATTCCATTGGTCATCGCGAAGCCGCCATTCCACGCCCCACCGACCCAGCGGTCTGTCGCCGCGCCCGTGTAGGCAGTAGCGCGCGTGATGTCGGTCCTGACGCCAGCGTTGTCGACGTAGGCACGGGCCGTTCCGGCATGCAGCCACATCAGGCCGGCGGCGGTGCGGAACGGGGCGACGAAACGCGGCACGATGTCCGGTGCATCGAACAATTCGCCGATGCCTGGCGAGCGCGCAAGAAACCCGTCCTGCACGCTGACGTTGAGCCCGCGCGACAGCGCGCCAGAAGGCAGCTCCTCCGGCATCGCGTCGCGCACAACGCCGACTGCCAACGAAGGGATCGGGGCTTTCACGGCGGCCACCCGCTATCAATGTCAACCGCCAGCACGCCAGCCACATCGATCGCATTGCGCACGGCCTGGCGCAGCGTGCGCGCGGCATCGCTGCATGCCTTGAAATGGTCGCCTGCGCCATGTTCCAGCGCGATCAAAGCGTCTGCGTTGAACGCCGATTCGCTGTCGTCTGTCGCCTGTACGCGCACCGAAAACGCCTCCGATGCCGCCTTGGCGGCGCGCGCACGCGATGCCAGCACGGTGAGGCGAGACAGCGCCCACGCGTCACTTGCGTAGCGCTTTGAGTCGGCCGCGAACACGAAGCCGGACACCTCCGCGACGGACCTCCGTGCGTCGATGCGCGCAAACATCGTCCGCCGCGCCTGGCCGAGCGTAGGCGTGCGGGCTTCCTCGAACGCCTGCGCCTCCGCAGGGTCCATTTCCATCTCGACGCCGTTGACAATTTTCTTTGCCATGGCTCACGCTGCCTTTCGCGCGAAAAACTTGATGGTAGAGCCAGCCGTGAAGTTCCCCGACGCCCACCGCAGGCGATAGGCGTTTGTCGCCGATGACGCGCGTAGGTAGCCGTATGCAGACCCGACAGCGGCTGTCGCGGCGCTGTTGCGCACGAAGTGCGACATGATGGCGTCGCCGCTTGCGACACCCGGGCGGCGCAGGATGTCGACCAGACAATGCACGCTGTCTGTACTGGCGCAGGTCACTGGACCCGTCAGCGCAAACCCAAAGCCGCTCGTCACATTGGTGATCGTCTGCGTGCCAGCGATGATCGTCGCGGCCTGAGCGCGCACCGTGGGGAACCACGTCGAACCGCTGTCGCTGCTGGCCTGCAGTTCTAGCGCAGACGTCGAGGACGCGCCCAGGATGTCGTTTATGACGATCTGATATTGGTCATACGCGTCGCTGATCGTGACGCCGCCGCTGCCGTTCACAAAGTCGATCGCGGCCACGGCCGTCACCGATACAGACGACATCAAGACCCACGCCCCGGCCGCCGTCGAGGCCGTCGCGTTAAGGTTGGCTTGCGTCGCCGTGACTGCGCCTGTCAGGTTTGGGAACGTGGCCTTGAGTACCGATTTGATCAGTCGCAGATGGTCGTCGCCCTCATATCGGTAGTCCGTCGATGTCGGATATGTGGCGTCCAGGTCCGCGATGTAAGTTGCCGTTTCGACGGTCATGTCACACCCCGCTGTGTTGATGTCGAACCAGGCGCGCGTCGCCTGATGCAGGGTTCGACGACACCAGATCGGAAATGACAGTTGCGGTTTCGAGTCCCATCTTGGTTGTCCTTTACGGCGTGTTGCGCGTGTACGGCCGAACCGCCAGCGGGCCGATTGAGTTGCGCTCTAGGTTTCGCACGCGATTGAGGCTGTCCATGTATCTGGACCGCCATTTGGCCATCCGCTCCGGATCGTCCGTATACATCGCGGCTTCGGCCAGCGTGCCGAACAGGTACACATCAGGATGGTTCGTCAGTAACCAATTCGTGTCGCCGGACGCTGACAGCGTATCAAACTGCTTGTAGTAGTCGATTTGATAGGCAGCCGTCGAAGATTGGAATACGAAATTGGTGCCGAGGACCGTATAACGATCGTTCGTTTCCTCACGCATTTCATTCCACAAACCTGGCTCTACGTAATCTTGCACGATATTGGCAAGCATTACGCGGCGCACCTCAAGAAAGCCGGTAGGAATGGCCAGTGTGGTGGCCAACAGCGTGCCAGTTGCACTTTGTTCCATGGCCCGGCAGCGCAAGTCGCGCCGGATGTTGGCCTCGCACAGCGCGACGAAATCGGAAATTTGCGTCGTCAGGTCGGAGCGGTGCAGCCAGCTCGCTACCGCTGTCTTAAGGTCTGCGTAAGTCGCAATTGCCATTTTGTGCCCTCAGGCGGGGCACCTGGCCCCGCATTGCGCGGAGCCGATCCATACTGGATTGCCGGCGGCAGATAGTCTACCGCATGTCAGTCACGCGGTAACGTAAGTGACGCGCCGCGCCTGCTCGAAAAACTCAACTGCATGCGCTGAATTGCTGTAATGGCCGAATGCAGGAACTCCGGCCGTCCAGTGCAGCAGGTTCGCATTGGTGTTTTCACCATACTCATCAGCAAGCCAATTCCATTCCTTTGGCAGCTCCCCGATAAGCTCGTCTGGAATCCACGCGAATCGGTGCAGCTCAGTGCCGCTCATATCCTGCACCTTTTCCGGCGTCATCTGGCGCCACCTGAAATGCGCGCAGTTGATCAGCATGAGGCTAGACCAGTTCTTTCGCTGGTAATCGTCATTCGCTGATTCCATCGCGCTGCCGACATACTTGCGCGCGTGCTTGGTCTTGTATTCGTGCTTGACCACTTGCACGGCCTTGTAGTGGTCGCGCAAAGCCCAAAGCTCAGACACGTCCGCGCGCATCATCATGTCCGATCCATCAGCGAATATGGCCCAGCCCCTGAAATCTTGCAGGAACGGGATCAGAAATCGCGTGTAGATGAACGCATTGCTTCCGTCACGATGCCCAGCAGCGTAGAAACTGCGAAACAGATCCAGATGCAGCGGGGTGATTGATACCGGCGACGTCGATCGCTGCAGGATTGATGACGTGAAGACGTGATACCCGGCCTCTTCGCGCGGGTCGAATCCGGCGTAGATCTGAATCATGCCGCTGCGCATTCCGCACAGGCTGTGCGCGACACATCGCCGCACAGATGCGCCCGGCGCAGCGCCTGATATTTCAAGGAGTTCCATCCGGCCATGAAATCGACCTCACGCAGGTCGGCCATGGCCAGCGCGTCACTCGCTCCATTCCCGAAACAACACGCGCTAAGAAGCCCATCCTTCGTAATGTGGCCTTCCGTGAACACCGACCAGCAGGGCAGCGGCGCGCGCATGGCATCAAGCCGACCGGGGTTGCCGGGCTGCGGCTTCATGCCCGCCGCTTTGCTGGCCCCGCTCATGCCGTAGAGGGGAAGGACATAGTGCGAGTCGACGCAGGACTTAATCTCGTCAACAATGGCTTGCATACGCTCGCCCTGCTCGCCGTCGAAGGCGATTGAGCTTGCGTAGATGCCACAGTGGTAGCCGTGCTCGTCGCGGATCGCTCGGGCAGCCTTCAGGTTCTCGAACTGCTTCTTCCACAGCCGACCGTCCACTTGCGCGACTTCCTCGAACTGCTCGCGGGAGTCGAAGTTGAGCGAAAACTTGAGCGAGTCGAGCCCGGCTTCCATGCAGGCTTTGACGCGAGCCGGAGTTGCTGCGGTGCCGTTCGTCGTCAGGAAAACATACTCGAAACCGACCTGCTTTGCTTCGGCAATCGCTTCAGGAAGCCACTTGCAGACAAACGACTCTCCGACAAAGAAAACGCCGAGTTCATTGGTGCCGGCCGCTTTGATTTCCCGGATGAGTCGAGAGTACAGCTTGCGGTCCATGTGCCCTTCGTCGGGCTGGATCGACTTCACGCAAAACCGGCACTTTAGATTGCAGTTCGCGGTGATCTCAATCTTGACAGACTTGGGCGGAGGACAGACCTCGGACAGGTATCCGCCGTCTACCAAGGTCACGTTGTCAATGCGCGCTTCGATTCCCATGCTTGCCTTTCAGAATTTGAGACACCCGGACCTGAGACACGCCAAACACGGCCGCAATTTGCCGCTGTAACGCGCCACGCATGCGCATTGCCTTGATTGCGTCGATGTTCTGCGGCGATAGCTTTTTGATGCCGCCAGTACGCCCAGGACGAAGCCGGCCCTTTGCTACGCAGTCTTGACTGTTGTCCTTGTGCGTCCCAAGGAACAGGTGATTAGGATTGCAGCATCTGCGGTTGTCGCACTCGTGGCACACAAGCATTCCGGCTGGAATCTCGCCGACAAACGCAAAATATGCGGCTCGACTTCCGTTTACCTGCCGCCTGCCGGATAGCGTCATCTGCGAATATCCCTCGCCGCGAGTGCTGCGCTGCCAAACCCAGCACCCTCGCTCGTCTGTTACGCAGAATCGCGCGATTTGATCTTTGATTCTGTCGATGTCTTCGTGCCGCATTCTGCAATTATAACGTCATCGCAATTCGCCGTGATCTCGATCTTCACGGACTTAGGCGCTGGCAGTACGGCGCCGAGATACTCGGGCGAAATCTTCGTGATGGCGTCTATGCGTTGTGTGATCGTCATTGCTCTTGTCTCGGCGTCACCATGACGCAAAACCCGCCCGGCGTCTTGCGCACTGCATCGACATCGAAGCGGTCGAGAATTCTAGGCAGCCACCAGCGCATCGGTTGCTGTGTAAGGTGAGCGTTGCGGCCATCTGGCAGCACTTTCCTTGCGGCACCGCAATGAATTGTGAAAAGGCCGACCTTTCTGGTCAGTCGCTGCAGGTCGTCTAGAACGTCCTCCAGATATTCAGGCTCGATATGTTCCAGCACATCGATGCAAGTCACCATTTCAGCCGGCTCGGGCGACGCGCTGCAAGTATCGTCGGCCGGCTCATAAGGGCGGTAATCGAACCTGTGCCGCACCATCGCGCCATCGCGCAATGCCATGGCCAGGCGCTGTTTGCCAGCACCGTAGTCCAGTAGCTCGCGCACGCCCAGTTGATTCATGATCGACGCCACCAGCGGCGCGAACTCGACCGAGGCGACCCCATATGCCGCATTTTTGTGCAGCTCTTTTTGGGTCTCCCGGTACGCCTCAGAAATCAAAGTATTCACCGAGCGCCGTTCGTCGGATTGGCTCTTTGTCGTTGCCGTGTTCGCCGCTCATGTCTGCCACTCGCAAGCCCTCAAACGCTTTCAAGCACGCTTCCAGAATGGCCCCGTCCGTCCAATATGTCAACGTCTCGAACTGCTGTTCGTCGATCACTTGCAGCACGTAGGCTTTGAATGCAGCATGCTGGATGTGGTCGGCGTTGATGATGGCAACATCTGTTTTGGCCGGCATGCCGTTTCTGCGGTACAGCGCAGCATAGGCGCCAGCCAGCGCGTTCGTAAACGCTGACTCTGGCGGCGTCTTCACAATGCGCAGGGCCGGATCGATCCACACGACGACGCCAGTTTCTGCAGCATCAAGCAGCGCATAAAGGCGGTCACATGCCCGCGCAATGTCGAATTGCCAACTCGGCGCGTGGTAGCCGTCGAACTTGCCGCGCAGCTTCACATAGCCTGGAATGTGCTCCAGTTTGCGCGATACGCCGTAGTTCAGCACCTCGCCCGGTAGTGCCGTTAGGTCGTGCGCAGCATTCAGTGTGACGAATCTCATGCCGCTTCCCCTAGCCTGATCTTGGAGATCGTCGCCATATCGCGCGCCACGCGCTTGATAGCGGCCGACCACTCTTCGCCGTGCTTTTGACGGTACAGCACGGTTGACCCTTGCGGATACCAGATCATTTCCGATCCGTCGCCGTAGTGGTATGCGTAGCGCCACTGCGCCACGCTCGGCACTAGCACGTAGGCATGACGGCCGAGCGCGCCGCAGACATGGGCAGCCGTCGTCGTCACAGTCACCACATCGTCAAGCGCTGCGATGAACGCGACCGTATCGTCGAAGTTCTTCGCGTCGATTGGAGGTTTGATGACCTGGTGCTCGTGGTGCAGGTTCCAGGCTGCCACCTCGCGATCATTGTCGGCATAGGAGAGATCGAAGAACGTGCCGCCGAATGAGAAGACCGGCGCCAGATCTTCCAGCGCTACGGATCGCAGATGCCGCTGCGTATGTGGCACGCCACCTTTCCACGACAGGCCGACATGCCGGCCGGGGTACTTGGCCAGCCAATCGCGCCATTTCTGCACCATCGCGGCATCCGGTGTCAGGTACGGCCGGCGCGGGAAGTCAGCATCGGCGTTGCGGAAGAACCGTCCGAGAAATGAGATGTGAATGTGCGCATCAATGTCGTAATCCTTGGCCCAGGACTGGTGTGCGTCCTTGAGCGTCCCGTAGACATCTGCTTGTGCGAAGTTCCGCGCCATCAGCGGCGCCATGCGCTCTGACGTCTCAATGATGACCTTCTTAGACACACGAATCAGATCGTTGATGCATTGCGCAAACATGATCTGGTCGCCCAGCCCTTGGTCGCACTGAACAACTACCGTCTTGCCTGGAGTGCCGTCCCATTCCGGCTCCTCGCTTTCCTGCCCGCGATAAACGCGGATGTTGAGCTGGTTGCCGTACAGATGGCCTTTGTGCTTCCATGCCTCCTTCCAGCGGCCCAGCGCCAGGCAGGCAAAGCCGCGTGAAATGTGCGCAATGTGGTTGTCGGCTTCGAGCGCCAGCGCCTTGTCGGCGTACTGGATGCATTCGCGCGCTTTGCCCTGCTGCACATAGCCAGCGGCGATGTTCGCCCATGGCATCGGGTCAGTCGGAATCGTCTTGGTGACGTGCATGAAGGCATCGCGTGCTTCGTCGTATCTGCACAGGTCGTGCAGCGTCGCCGCGTAGTGCATCCACAGCTGAACTTGGCTTTGTTCGAGCGCCAATGCGCGCCGAAAGGTCGTCAGCGCGAGGCCGACGTAGTTCTGCTCCCGCAAGATGACACCAGCCAGGAAAAGCGCTTCCGGTCGGTCGGGCTGTTCGTTCAGGACATCCTGCACCAGCATCCACGCCTGCGGGAAGTCGCTGCGGGCCACCAGGGCGCGCGCCTTGCGTAGCTTGGATTCAATCATTCTTGCTTGGTGTTGTGCGTCAAGTGCGTTGTCTTGAAACGCGGATAGTGCTCGTTGATGACCTTGAAGACGCTCGGCCAATCGACCTTTTTTGCCATCAGGTCAACGCCGTGTTTCTGCTTCATCTCCAGAATCACGGTACTTGGCAGTTTGGCGTAGTGCCATTGATCCTGCTTGATTCCCTTGCGCGTGCGATCTTCGTCCATCGCGAGGCTATGGGCCAGATCAAGCACAGGTTGCACATCCTGCGTGTGCGTGATGGTCACATCCTTTCCGTCATCGCGCCAGTCCATGTATACGGACTGGCGTGACAGCGGATCGTAATCAAGTAGGTGTCGTGCCATGTGAAAAGGGGCCAGGTTTCCCCGGCCCCATCGACGTCAGCCGTTGATGTTGGTCGCCTTGGTGTTGGCTGTCGGAGACTTGGCCACCAGCGTCCATTCGGCCAGCAGCAGCCGGCGATCCGCATCGCCCACCTTGGCCACGTCCACCGTCTGGAAGTTGCGCAGATACGCCACTTCCCAGGTGTCCATCTGCAGCGCATAGCAGACATCGGACGGAATCCATCGGCTCAGCACGATGGAGTGCGAGCCGTAGGCCGAAACGTAGATGTCGGCGGCGTTGATGATCTGCGCCTGTTGCCGGCTGCCGACGTCGCGGAAGCGCGTAGCCAGGCCGGTGAACGTGCTGATCTTGTTGTAGACGGTGGGACCGCACAGGATCGTGTCAGTCTCGCCGCCACAGCTCCACGCCTGTTGCAGCATGCTGTTCAGGTCGGCCACGAGGAAGGCCGTCGCGCTGGTGCTGGCCGCCACGCCCGTTCCCTTGGCGAAGCCGGAGGCCGGCGCCGTGGTCGTGACGGTGGTTTGGCCGGTCAGCTTGATGTGGTTGGTGTCATAGATCCAGTTCCACACCGAGGCCGCAACACGCGCCGACACGGACGACGCGGCGGTCGCGTCGGCCTTGTTCAGCAGCATGTATTCCATGTCGCGCTTCAGTTCCTTGCCCGCGCGCGCCGTGTGATACGCGAAGATTTCGCGCATACCGGAGTTGTCCACAGCACGCGACGTCCCAGTCACTTCGATCTGCTTGGAGCTGATCTGCGTGTAGTTCTTCAGCCGGCTCGGCAGGGTGCGAGCGGTCGCCGAAAAACTGTCGCCTTCGATCTGCACATTGGCAGCGGCGGCGGTCAGGGAGTCGGTCAACCACTCGTGCGTGGTCGACTTTGCCGAACCTCGCGCCGCCTTCGTCAGGAAGATGGTGTCAGTGGGAGAGATGTCGTAGATGATGTCCCGCAGGTCTTCCCGCAGGGCACCACCGCTCAAGTCGTAGGACTTGGTTGCAGCGGCGGTAGCAGCCATTTCACTTGCTCCTTAGCAACAGCAGCCGTGCTGCAGACTGCACCGAGCCGTCTCGCTTGAGGACGTCCCGAGCCTGCTTGTACTTCTGTACGGATTGCACTTGCTGCGAGTTGTTGGCCCCCGGTTTCACAACCGGCGGTGCTGATTTTGCAGTCTCCACAGCCTGGCCCTTCTTGGCCTGCAGCGCGTCCCACTTTGCCGCCTTGTAGACGGCATGCAGGATTCGCGGGTCTGCCAACTTTGCGCGGACTTCATCTTCGCTGAAGCCCAGTTCACGAACCTGCTTAAGCATCGCCGCATCTTCGCCAGGCGTGAACGTGCCAATGCGTTGCTTGGCGGCGTCTACAGCCATCTGCCACTGCGTCGACAGATGCTGCGCCGTCTTGGCCTCGATCTCGCTAGCCTTGCCGCGGATGGTGGCCTCTCGTTCGTTGATCTGTCGACGCAGTTCGTCGCGCTGATCGCGGATTCGCAATGCGGTGCCGGTGTCGCTGCTGTAAAGGGCGCCCAGGTCGATTCCATCGAACTCGCGCAGTCGCAATTGCATTGCGCGCAACTCCGCCAGATCGTTGACCACGGCTGATGTGATCTGCTCTCGCGCTTCGGCGTAATAGAGTCGATCCTGTGCCTGCTTGGCCAGGGTTGCCGCCTCTTGCGTCTTGCGCGTGTAGTCCGCTCGCCGCAAGAATGCGTCTCTCAGCGCGGCAGGTACCTTGTGCGTCTGCCCCGCATCGTCTTCCACCTCGACCAGGCCGCCGTCCGGCTCATCGCCTTCCGGTTGTGCCTCTTCGGGGTCTGACTCTGCTGCAGGCGCTTCGTCGCCGCCGTCTGAATAGTCGCTCTCGCCAAGCGGCTGCAGGTCGCCATCGTCTTCCCGCGGCGCCACTTCAGGCGCCGGAGAAAGAGCTGCAGCAATCCTGCTCTGAATGCTGGATTCCGAGTCGCCTGTCAGCGATTGGTCGTCTTCCATGCTCACCCTAGTAGGCCATATTTACCTTGTCTGAACGCGGCCAGCGTTCAGGGGCGTACCAACGCTCGCGCGCTTTCGCGCATTCGGCTCATGAATGTGTCTTGCTTGGCTCGCGCATTCTCGATCTGCACGTCGTCGATGTATTGCTGCAACTTCGGCTTGATCTGTCGCAGCAATTGCAGCGTCAATGCGACCTCGTGTTGCGTCTCGACGTCCCCCATCGGACACGCCTCCAACTGCACAACCAATCGCATTCTCAGGTCGTGCAAGACGGCCTCGAATAGCGGGTCCGCTAGTAGCGCTTCGGCGCGGTCGGCTTTGTCCTGTGGGGTCATACGATCAGCATCAATACGTCTTCGTCGTCAACTTCCAGTTCCTGCTCGCGCTTGCGCAACAGGGCCGCTATCTCAACAGAACGCATTGCAGAGGCATACGCCTCGGCTATCTCGCTGACAACGCGCTCTGCGTAGTCCTCCAGACCGGGTGCCGCAATTTTAGGCACAACCAGGGCTTTGCGCGCGTCCGCAATCACCTTTCGTGCTGGGCGCTTGGCCGCCTGTGCAGCCCGCTTGACCGCCTGCTCGGCCTTTTCCTCGGCCTGCTGGCGCACGGTGTCAAGCAGTTGTTGCGCCTCATCGTCGCTGTTGACGCTGTAGATGCGCCCATCCACCTCGACCACGCGGCGGCGGCGACGGCGGTCCTTGCTTGGCCGCCCCGCTGGTTGCTGCGTCGCAACAATCTCACCGTTCTGCGCCGCCCCGCCAATCGATGCGCTGCCAGCCGCGAGCGCGCCCGTCGCAGTGTGCGTGACAAGCACCCCGGCAGTGCCGGCGACCGTAGCCGATCCAGCCTCTAGCGCGCCGCTGGCCGTATGCAGCGCCAGCCGCTGCGCTGTGCCGGCCATGGATGCTGCCTGTGCGGACAGCGGTCCATCGGCCGAGAATGCGCCTGGCGTCGTGTGGTCTGCGACGCCCGCTATGGTCGCGGCCTGCGCCTCTAGCGCGCCGGTAGCCGTGTGCACAGTGACGTGCGATGCCGTGCCGGCTACTTCGGCCGCCGCAGCTGCTAGTGCGCCTGTGGCCGTATGCAGGGCCAGATGCGTCGCGGCGCCCGCGACCGATGCCGCCTGTGCCGACACGGTTCCGCTGGCGCTGTGTAGCGTCAGATGCGATGCCGCGCCTGCGACAGATGCCGCCTGCGCGGACAGAGAGCCGGTTAGTGAATGAGCGCCGCCGCTCGCCGGCAACGCCTCCACCGCCTGTTGCTCGTAGGCCATCGAGGGCTCGGCGAACAGCAGGAGGGACAGCTCGCGCATCTCCTCGCGCGGGATGTAGCGCGGCCATGCGAGCACGAGGTACACCCGCTCGTCCATCGCCACGTTGCCATCGGCCGAGTAGGAGGCCAGGTTGCCCACGCGCACGGTCTGAGCGGAGGTCACGAACGTGCCAGTCACGGCCGTGTTCGTCGTCACCGTCAGGTCGGTGCCGTCCCGCAGCGCATAGCCGCTGGAAGCCACAGTGCTGTTGGCGAAGACCCAGCAGTGCGGGGCGCCATCAATGCCGGCCGAGGTTACGGTGACCGGGCACACAGTCGCCGCGGTGTTGCGGCAGTACAGCGTCATGTACCCGCTGGCGGGGCTGAAGGCGCTGTTCGTATTCGCACACAGCGTGTACTGCTCCACGCCGCCCGACCCAAGGCGCTGCGAGAACAGCGCCCTGCGAGCCCCGGAGGCCGATGGCGCCGCGATCACCAGCATCGTCACGCCGGTGTCGCTGGCCAGCGGCTGCGCCGTGCCGAAGTCCACACCGGCGTTGGCGACCCTGCCCCACCGCGCCGCAGCGCCAAGGGCGAGCTGGTCGACTGCGGTCAGCGAGCCTTCGCCGGTTGCGTGAACCTCGCGCCCATCGGCCCACAACACGCGCCGCTGCTCGGCCGACCACAGGATGACATCGTCGCCCAGCAGGGCGACGTTCGGGCGCAGCGCGCCGCCTGGTGGCGGGCGGCCAGCAGGCGAGCGGAGGATCACGTCAGGCGTCCTCGAACGTGAAGGGGGTAACCTTCAGGGTGAGCGGCGATGCGCTGTAGGTCGTGGCCTGCCCCGCCTTGTTGCGCACGTAGAAGTCGGCGGCCTCGACGCCGGCCAGGCAGTTCAGCACGATGAGCGGCTTGCGCTGGGCCACATCGTCGTTGTCGATGCGGATGGAGCCGATGCGCGTGGCGCGGTTCTCGATGTCGCCGGAAGCTGGGACAGGGGTCTCGTCGGCAGTGCTGTCGATGTCGTTCACCGTCATCCAGATGTCGAAGTAGGCGCCGACCGCCGGGGCTGCAGCGAACGTCTCTGGCACCTCCAGAACGAAGCGTGCGTGCGGGTACTTGTCGGTGCTGTTGTCCAGCGCCGTCATCGTGATCCCGCTCATGCCGCTGTAGGTGTTGGCATCAGCCGCCAGGGAAGCGGCCAAGCTCACCGCGGTGGTCGACGCGCTGGCGTACTTGTGCTTCAGTGCCATGTTGTCACCCCAGCGTCAGCAGTTGGTCCATCGCCGAGTTGATCTGGAATTGCAGGTCGGCATCAGCGGCGGCCCCGGGATTGGCCGCGATCGTCACATTCTGAAGGACGATCATGGCGAGCTGTCGGCCCGTGATGGACGCCTGATCGCGGAGGATCTGCGTGGCCCAGGCAACCCGACGGGCATGGTCGGGCGTGTTGGCGGCCTCTACCAGGATGTCCTGGGCAGCCTTCCAGGCCGCCACCCAGCAGCGCCCCTGAAAGTTGGCGTCGTTTGCCGCGTTGTAGATGTCAGCGTAGGCCATGCGCCCCCCCTTACGGCATCGCCGTGTAAGTCAACGAAGAGCACGCAACGGTGTCGCCCGCGCCCACGGTGAGGCCGCCGCTCATGTTGATGTCGCTGCCAGACGCTGCCACTGCGCAATGCACGATCACCGTGCCGGCGCCGGTTTCCAGCGTGGCCGTCGCCACAGGCGAGGCGTTGCCGGTGGCGTTCGTATCGCTCGTGATACTGTTGGCCGTGATCGTGCCAGACGACGACGCGCCGAACGCGGGATTCCCGAATGACAGCGTTGCCACTGCCGTCCCAGGGCTTCCGGCCGTGCCAGTCAGGCGGAACACCAGCTTGGCCGTGGTGCCTAGACTGGAGTCGACAAGATCCGCCACCGTGTCACGGAAAGCGGTAGGGTGGGTGACTGCCATGCTTCTACTCCTTCTGCTGCGTCTCGTGCGTCGCCGGCTCAGCCGTGCCGGTGATCGTGTATTCCTCGACCGCCCCGGTCGCCTTGCGCGTTACGGTCACGACGGCATGCAGGACGGCCGGCCGCGCGCCAATCTGGTTTGGCTCGGTGGTTTGTTGCTGTTCCATCACTGAACTCCGATAGCGCGACCATCCGGGCCGCGCACGATTGATCGGACCCGCTCGCCGCGTTTGACGCCTACGGCGCGACCATCCGGGCCGCGCACGATTTCAGCCGGCGCCTCGGCTTCTGCCTTGAGCGCCTGAATGGTCTCAATCAGCTCATCGACGCGCGAGTCTGGAGCCTTGCCGATCTGCGCAGTCTCCATGCTGGTCTGCGCAGACTTGTCTGCAATGGTGATCTTCACAGATGCATCAAGCTCTGCCTTCCAGCGCTCGAATTCCAGCCTTCGCATTTCAGCCGCGGCTTGGTACTCTGCCCGTAGACGTTCCAACTCGGCCGCCTGCTGGATCTCCAGCATCTTCTGCCGCGCCTGCATTTCCTCGCGATTCGTGTCTAACTGTGCCTGCATCTGCAGTTTTTGCTGCTCGATTGCCTGCTCAGCCTGGAATCGCTGCTGGTCCTGCTGCGCTCGGAATTGCTCTTTCTGCATGTCCGCCTGCGCTTTGATGGCCTCCGGTGGCATCTGCGGCTGCGGAGGCGGAAGCTGCCTGACATCGGGCCAGAACTTTTCCGGGTTAGAGAAGCCGGCCAGCTTCAGGATCTCGGTGTTCGTCGCCCGGATGTTCTCGCGCGTCACAAGCCCGAGCGGCAGCCCGATTTGCATCTGCGCCGCCATGACCTGCTGCAGCTGCACCATCATGGAATCCTTGTTGCCCGCGCCGACGCCGACGCTGATGCGCACATCGCGTCGCGTCTGCCATGCGAGCGGATCTACAGGCGTCCACTTACCGCCAAGATTGATGGTCAGCGGCTTGTTCCGGTGTTTGCTGATCAGCTCGTGGACGATGGAGAACAGGTGCTCAAATGCCGGCGCCATCGTGCGGGCAATGTGCTCCACGCGCATCGCCGCCATGTTCTGCAGCGCAATCGTTCCGCTGGCAGTTTTGTTGATTGCGTTTGCATCGGTGCCGGAGAAATACCGCGATGCGCCGCTACGGTTCTGACGCACTTGGTCAAAATATTCCAGACTGCCGATGATGGAATCGAAGGCGAACGGGTGCGCGAGCGGCATGACATGCCCTTCGCCAGGCAATGCATCATCGAGCATTCGCACCACACCACCGGGCCGCGCGTCAAGGAAATCGGCAAGATTGACGCGGCTGGAAATAACGTGCCGGCCGTTGTTGGCCAGGTATAGGTTATCCAGCGCTCCGCGCGTCACCGCCGTTTTGACGTCCTGCACATCGAGCACAGTCTCGGCAATCGACATGCCGATGTGCCTGTGCGGCAGCGGCTGCGGCGTCAGCGATGCCACTGGAATGCGCGTGCATGGCTCTACGTGCAAGATGGTGCGCCCGACTGCAACGACGTAATAAAGCCTCGTTTTGCCGTCGCCCTCTGCGTCCGCGTGCAGCCAGATCATGCGCACCCAAACCTTGCGCATGACGCCTTTACCGCCTTCCAAGAATTGCGGGTCCTCGCCAAACCGATTGCGCGCCAGATCCTCGTCTGCGGTCGCGTCTGCGTCGTCTGACACATCATCGGCGACGTCCAGGCCCATCGCGCGAATCTCGGCGATGCTCTTATATTGGATGCATTCGAAATACGGACAATCGCGCAGCGTCCAATCCGGCGTTTCCACGCTGACGTAGCAGTGTTCAGGCGGAAGCACCGCCAGACAGACTTTGCCGTCGCCGTCCGTGCGCTCGATCACGACATCGTGCAGCATCACCGGTCCAGGCGCCTGCGGCTGCGGCACTTGCTGCCCTTGTGCCGTCATCGCCTGCCATTGCGCCATCGCCGCTTCGTGCGCGCGCTGCGCGTCGTTGGTGGATTCCTCGTCTACGTATGACGAATGCTGCAGCACGGTAACGCCGTCGCCATCCATCAGCATAGCGAGCTGGTCGTCTGACTGCCCTTCGTAGCGTTCGCGCGTCGTGCGCTCTTGTTCATCCCAATACGCCAGGCAGTACGAATTGGCCAGCAACGCGGCGTCGTGTATCCAATCGCCGCAAATCTGTTCCCACTGGTTTTTTTCCGTGACGATATGGTTGATCAGTGCCGTCGTCTGCTCAGCGGCCGCCTCATCTTCCGGGCCTACCGGCAGAAACTTGCAAACCGCCTCCGAGGATGCCGCAAAGATTCGTACCAGACTCGGCATCATCGTACTGACCGTCTCGTACACAGACCGGTCTACAACCTGGGACCGGCCCTCGGGAGCAGGCCGCGTATTCAGGCCTAGATACGCCTCAATTGCCCTTGCGCGCGTCTGGCCGAGATACGACGTTTCGTCAGTGCCATAGCAATTGGCTCGGCCATCGTCGATGGCTGCCTGCAGAGCGTCAATGTCAATCGCCATTTTTGATCTTCGGCGGTCGGCCGCGTCGCTTTGGTGCGGTGTCCTGCGTCGCCTTCGGAATCTCCGCGCGCTCCGCAATTGTGGCAGGCTGCCTGATTAGCGCGGCCTTGATCTCCTCTACATCGCGCTTTATGTCGCGCAGCAGGGCTAGTAGATTCATCACACGACTCCGGCCGTACTGTAACGTATCGGCTCCAGTTTTGGCATCCGGCCTGTTTTGTCGATTGCGACCGCCATATACCGGAATGCGTCCGCTCCGTGCGAAGCCCAGTCATGCACCGGCTCGGCTCGCAACTCCCCCAGCTTCTCGTTCATCGCCCGCCGGTAGTTCTGCAGGCATTCCAGCCCGCGCTGCGTCTTGGCGGCGTCGAAATAGCACCGCGGAAACACCATTCGCGCCGCATTGATGCCGTCCTCTAGGCTCAGCTTAGGCGTAATCTTCACCTTGCGGCCCAGGCCGTTCAGAACCTCCTGCGTGCTTTTGCCGCTGGTCAGCTCGCGTGCCTGGGCGTCGTGCGGCAGCCAGTCATGCGAATATACGTACGGTTTCGCGTTCAGCACTGAAACATAATGGTTCAGCGGCTGCGCGTTATTCTCGTAATAGTCGATGACCCGTATTTCAGCATTCAGGCGCTGCACGAACCATATAGCAGTGCTATCGCCGATGCCAATATCCCAGTGCGTAGATACCTCTAGCATCGGGTCATATGGAACCGTCTTGAATCTGCCTTCCTCGCGCGCCGCCTGGTATTCGGCCGCGTATATTGCGCCAAGCGCTGGCACATCAAACGCGCACTCGAACTCCTGCTGATACTGCGCATTCGTCATGGTCTTGCGCGCATCGGCCAGTTCTTCTTCTGCAAGCGCCCCAGTTTCAGACGCCTTCAGTTCCAAATACAGCCATTCATCAGACGATGCCGCCTGCTGTCGAATGTCATAGAAATGGTTCTTGCCTTTTGGCGTGCCGATGAACGTGGCCCATCCGTGGCGATCGGCCAGCAATGGGCGGATGATTTCGCCCCAAATCGTCGGCCGCTGATCGCCGTACTCATCGAGCACCACACCATCGAGGTAAATGCCGCGCAGCGCGTCCGGATTGTCGGCGCCGAACAGGCGAATCCGGCTTCCATTGCGCAGATCGACGGCTAGCTCGCTCTCCATGATGCGCGCGGCAACCGGATGCGAGAACCGTTTCAGGTAATCCCACGCAATGGCCTTTGCCTGGGCATAGTACGGCGCGATATACGCATATCGGCCGTTTTGTTTTCGCGTCGATAGCGCCGCAGTCAGCAGGTCAAATACTGTTGCGACCGTTTTACCGGCCCGACGGTGTGCGACGATACATGACCAGCGTTTGTCCCGCTCGTGGTACGGAAGAAAATACTCGCGCGGACGATAGTCAACGTTCGACACGAGACGGAGGCACAGGCCAATTGATCGTCAAATCACCAGAGTGCGCGACGTCGACCTTATCTCCATATTTCTTCGGGGCCAGTTTCGCAAGCAACCATTTGCGCGAGTCGATGCGCAGTTGAGCTCGCCTGACATTCTCGCCATTCGCCGACCAGCCTGGATCATCGCCGCCGTTACGCTCCATCCAGTCATTTTTTGCATTGTCGGCAATATCGAGTATCTCCTCTGCCATTGCCTCAATACCGGCCGATTTCGCGCGTGCGTATTGCTCCGCAAATTTGGCATCTAGCGCCAGGTGCTTGAATACCGTCGACATCGCCGGCATGCCGTCCATCCGGCAAATCTCGCGCATGCTGCGCCCATCTGCTATGTGCTCGCAGATGGCTGAAATCACGTCTGGGGTGATGACGCTCGGCCGCATGCAGCCATTTTATGGCATTCAGCCAATCTGGCTATATCGCATGCCATAGACCAGCAATGCAGCGTCACGCGCATGCTCCGACGTTCTGCCGGTCCATCCTGTCACTCGGCTGAATTGCTCTGCGCTCCATTTCGTGGCGCCGGCCTGCGGCCTGATGCTGCGATACGGTATGCCCAGGTCGCCCAGCATTTCGCACCACAGCGTGCATTCCCGTTTGATCGCGCCGGCTCCCTGCAAAGCCTCGCGGCCTTTAGTGCCGAACCACGTCCTGAGCCGCGCATCCTCGATCACCACCATGTAGAGCCCACCGGCCTGCTGCATCTTCTGCACGGTGTAAAGCGCCTCCCACGCCTTGAGCGTGCGAACGTCCAGTAGCCGCGCCTCTGTCGCGCACCACACTGCATAGCCTGTATGTGCGCCTGGGTCTATGCCTATCGCCAGGCGCCGGGAATCGCCGTTAGCCATTAGCGCGCTTCGCATCGCGTTCCAGCTTGCGTTGCAGCTTGCGTTGCAGCTTCGCGGCTAGTTCCTGCAGCTTAGGCCAGTCGTCGTCGTGTGCGTAAAGCTCGCGGCGGCGCAGGCCCAGGGATTCGCGCTCGTGGCGCAGCTTCTTGACGCGCTCGCTTGTGTTTTTGGCTGCATTCATGGTGTGTAAGTGCCGGTTACGTGATCCGGCGTGCTTGGGCCAGCCGAAGCCGTTCAACCCATTCGATAACGCGCACCGATCGAACTCTGTAAAAAGGGCTTACGCCCCGGAAAGAACCTTGTTGATATGGTCCCGCGCCTGCTGGCGCAGCATGTCTCCAATGTCGCGGGAGGGCTTGGGGCCGTTCCCGGCCGCGATGGCGGCCAGTTCTGCGGCCTCGCGCGCACGGGCGCGGGCCAGGGCTTGTTGGAAGGTGTATTCGTTGAAGGCTGCTTGGTTCATGTCGTGCTCCAGGTGCGTTGTCGATGAGTGAACTATAGCAGCGTTTCCGGAAACGTCAATGGGTCTGCGAAAGATTTTTCACGCCACCAAATGGCTAACCCACAATTCGAGCCGACGCCTAACGGCGCGGCCCAACTCCGACGTTAGGCGCCATCCACTCTCCACACCAGTCGTTCTCGGCGCAGCAGGGCTGGCCCCAAAAGAACGACCATTCGCTTGCGTAGTCTTCTCCGCTGTCGTGACCGTTCATTGCCGCTTGCTGAAGTTGCAGGCCGTCAGCAACTGGCGGGAATCTTCGGCATGTTCCAAGGCCGCTACCGTCGTCTCGCGCTTTCCAGTATTTGCAGGATTCGCACGCTTCGGCGCCAGCGCCTAACCCCTCGCTCGAACTGACGCCCATCGGCGGGTCCGGCTGTTGGCTATCGGTAGCGTGGTCTGTCATCGTCACTCCTTGCGCGCCGCTGGGCGCCGTTCAGATAGATCGTTTCCGCTCAGCATGCAGGCACCTCGTCGAGCACTACGCCACGATCAGCGGCTGTCGCATGGATGAACTCTATGAACTCTCCGAACGCTCGCTTGCCCATTTTCGACGTACGCATGCCAAGAAGCACCATCCCGCCGTTCAGCCCTGGCGCCACACGCTGCAGTTCCTGGCGGAATGCGGCTGTAAGGATGTCCTTCCATTCCTCTGGCGCAAGACGGCACATGACGCCGTTGACCGGCCATTCCAGTTGATCCGCGAACGCCTGCAGCAGCACCCACATCAGCGCGTTCTGTTCAAGGTTCCGCGTAGGCTCTTGCACCGTCACGACGTAGCCGGCAGGCGCCTCGCGCACGAACTCGACCGCACGGCGGCGCGCTTCGGCGTGGGCGATGATGAAGCGGCGCTTTGTCATTGCTGCAGAGCTTGCGAGGTCGGTTTAATACCTGTTAGGCCCCGCGAATCTTCGCCGCCAGTTCGCGCAGCATCGTCAAGCCCTCTTCGCCGCCGATCACTTCCCATGCTTCTGTG